CACCGTAGGTTGAAATCTTGTTGGCCCGCCACTGCATCTGGTGCAGATCCAATCCATAGGCCGCTTGATACTCCCGGTCCTCATGGGACAACTGAAAGTCTGGCTTGACCTCTGCGCGGTACTCTTCTTGCCAAAACCATGGCACAAAAATCGCGATGTACTCACTCATCCCAGCCTCGGCCGCCGACCACATCAAGTGAAACGCATTTCCAATACCGTTGGCCGTGGACTCCAGAATGATCTCTGTGCCATCCATCTCGGCAATCGTGTTGCCCAATCCAGCCAAGTGGCTTTGGGCGTTGGACCAAAAGCCGAACTCGGATGCGTGCAGAAGTTGCGCCGTGTTTCCTCGGCCCACATCCTTTGTGCCCGCGGTGGCAAGCTTGTAGCCACAGTCCAGGGCTGCAAACAGCAGCTCCTTGGCATTCGATGCCCGTGTGCTCGGCGCCAAAGGATTGTTATCCTGGTAGCGCTTCACCATCTCATAGAGATTGGACGTGGCCTTGTCTTCATGCGCCACGATGAACGCACTCTTGCCCCGGGTCGACACCTGGTGGTAGTAGCGCTCGCCCACGTAAGTCGATATGCCCTGCTGCCGACCCTTGAGGATCAGCGCCCGAACCTTGCCCGTCTGGGCTTTCTGTTGCTCCAGCAAGGCGTGCACATAGCGCTGCGCCTTGTTGAAGGTGAACGGCACAATGCGCCCACCCTTGTCTTTGATCTTTGCGCAGAACGACGCATGCACCTCCAGGTTGTCGCGAACCCTGCGCAGGGCCAGCTCGCGATCCTCGTCGGTCATTGCCATCAGTCGGCTGCCGCGTTGATCTTGGCCAGCAACGCATCCAGGTTGGACTGGTTGCGGTCGCCCTCTTCATCGAGCTTGAGGATCTTGCGCTGCATCGGGATGTAAACACCGTGCGTGGCAGCAACATCCTTTCCCATCTTGATGCGGCCAGCAAGGCTGATGATGTAGCGATACATCTCTGCAGCTCGATCAGGCTTTCCAGGAGTTGACTGGTCCATCAAATCACCTAGTCGATCCAGGTCACCCCTGAACAGTGGATCACAGAGCGATGCAACCTCTTCCAGCTGCGAGCGGGACACATCCAGCGCCAGCAGAACATCCTTGCGGTTGATCAGGTCAGCGCTTGCGAGGATGTCAGAGTTGGCATCCACCACCTGTTTCTCGGTAGCCGTGCTAAGTACGTTTTTTTGCGTACCAGCGCTGCGTACCTCTGCTTTGCGTACCTTCTCTACGGCCTTTGACCTAATGCGGTCAGTGAGGTCTCGCGTCCATCCATCCCTTTTGGCGCGCTTCCGAATAGCGCCTTCGGAGATGCCGTTGTCTTTGGCGATGTCACGCAGTGGTCGTATGCCTGCGCGGTAATCCTTCTCTACCGGCTTCCAGTCGATTGCGGCGGTCTCGCTCATACCAGTTTCGCCCTCAAGGCGATCTCAGCCAGATCGTCGTCACTCAACCGAAACCACTCGCCCCGAACATTCTGGGCTGCAAATCTCTGATGCAGAGCACGCTCTTCATTGCGCATATTGCCGGTGAAGTAGCAGATAGCCACACAAATGTCGAAAGGCGAGGCGCATTGATGCTGCTCAAGCCTTGATCCAAATCGCTTGGACATTCCAATCTTGTAGAAGCGCTCACTGCCGGAATCAAGGTAGATGACATACAAAAACCCATCGGAGCTCATCTCATCTAATGGGGTGAGCACTACCGCTGACTTTTCTGGGGTTGCGAGCACTGCAGTTCTCGTCCAGCCATCCCGCTTGGCGCGCTTGCCGACTGCTGCGTGACTGATGCCATGCTCGTCTGCCAGCTTGCGCATGGTCTTAACCCCTGCTCGGTACTCTCGCTCTACGACTTTCCAGTCGACTTCTTTCTTAGCTGCGGCCATGTGATCTCCTTGCCTTCCTGGCAGGAGGCCAATGAAAAAGCCACCGAGGTTGCCCTGGGTGGCGGTGTGTTGGGTGCAATGCAACCGGATTTGAGCCGACTACAGCCCAGCAATTAAGTGGGCGCCACCGCCTGGGGTGGGCACTGCGAATTGCGTGATGGGGCCGGTACTGATCTCCGGATTGCTTGCTGCTGCCTGTATTTCAACAGGCCCGCCAGAAGTTGGGGGGTTGGTTTGGCAGTGTTGCGTCGATCTTCATAGCGCATCAGTCTGCGCAATAACACCATCATAAAAACGTACCTGGCCACTCCAGGACTTCGCGCTGCGGGTATCGAACCCTACGTTTTCATGATGGGCCTGTTACCAGGACATCACGAGTGCTTGCGTGCACCAATCGACCATTCGTGGACATTTAGAGACCGTCTTGAATGATGACGTCATCCAGTCTTCTTGAGCTCTCAAACGACTGAAGACTGATGCTGCCCTTGGAGGCCTGCAGTCATGGAGGATCGACCAATCCACCCATCAGTAAGCATGCGTTTGGACCTTTCAGAGGCACCTACCCCCCCAAAAGATCACATATTGTTTTTACGGGGCTGTCTGTCCGTATTTGTCGCTACCGGCATTGTAGATCAAACAGAATACATTGTGTCTACTGTTAGGTAACTTTTTTCACTGTGCACTGAGTGCACTAGTCCCCCCACTCCACCGTCAAGAACTTAGGTGTGTACGGCCCCATGTAGGCGCCGAGCACATTGAAGTCCACCCACTCCACCGCTTCGTCGTAGCTCATGCCCTCCTTCTCAAAGCACTCGATCAGCTTCCTGGTGCTGTACAGCAGCACCTCCTTGTCCCCCAGGTCCACCAGGCCAAGAATGGCCGCGTCAAGCGACGGTGGCTCAAGGATCAAAACCTCGGGGTTGTTCTCTTCCAGATACTCGCGGTCCATCAGGCTCCCTATTGCTTGGTTGGTGCTTGCCACTTCGGTGTCCCAGGCAAAACGATGGGTGGCAATTTGCCGGGTTTGTCGTTGCGGGGTTTGAATAGCTGGCCTAGTTGCGACGGGCCGCGTGTGTCGAATGGCGATGTCATTGCGCCCTCTCTTTGTAAGTCGTAAACCTCTTGGCCGTGCCCTGAGTCTCAATACGCAGCCACGCAGCGTCTTTCTCGTCCTCGGTCATGCCGACCCAGTTGGCAACCTCACCGATAGTGCGGCCGCAGCCTGAGCAGTGGGTGGGTTGATAGAGGGTGTCACAGATTGCTATGCACGGGGAGTCGGAACGGGTCATTTGCTGGCACTCCATTTGCGGTCAACTTCTTGGTAGTCAGCTACCGTTTTTGGATTTTGCTCTGCAACCATCCTCCGGTAATCGTGCATGGGCATAGTCAACCCTTCACGTTCCATTCGCTTCACCCAATAAACCGCTGTTGTGGCTCGTGTGATGCCCATCAAGTGCTTTTGTACTCGCCACGTCAGCGCACCAACAATCCATGCCGCCGAAAAAAGCAATGCGGCAACGATCCCGAGACCACCTGCTGCCATTGCTATGCTGCCGATAAATATTGCCGCATTTGATAAGTCGGTCATTTAGCCTCCGGTGTGTAAAGCGGTACTGCTGTTGAATACATGAACACAACTGGCTTCTGTATTGATAGCCCTATGAACTGCTTGTGACCGTCTAATCTGTCGTACCCCCCTTCACCAACAACGGCCCAAGCACATTCCGACACAGGCTGCATGGCTTTGAGCATTGCGAGTGCTGCATCGCGCTGCATCAGCATTGATACGGTTTTGAGGCTGGGCAATTCCAGCGCTTCCACAATCTGCGCGTGCTGCTGTTTGGTCATCATGAATAGGCGGGTCATGATTCTCTCCATTCTTGCGATAACGTGTCCCAGTAAACTCGTTGAGGGTCTTTAAGGTGGTAACCCTGCACAATTTCGTCATGCGGGTAGTTGAGGCGGTAGAACGCATCCTCCGTCACTGGTGTAATGGGAAATGCTTCTGTTGGGCTAAGCTGTATCAGCACATTGATGCGCCCGTCTTTCAATACTTTTTCGTGCAAGACTTTCATTGCTTTGGCTCCTTCTTTTTAGTTCTCCCCGCTTCGTGCATAAACACAACAATGTCAATGATTAACTTGCCAGCCAGCGCGGTGACTTCAGGACTTTCACCTTTCGCTAATGCGAGCATCTTCTTGGCAAGGGCCGCTGCACGATCTTGTTCGGCCTTTGGTAATGGGTAAGTCATGGCTTTGGCTCCTGTGCTATCAAAGGCTCCCCCATAAACGTCGGGCTGTGCTGTTCGTGGATTGCATTCATCGCGCTGCGGTACTCATTAATTAGATTCATGGCCCTGTCCCAGTTGGCGTTGCGGTCAGCCAAAACACACTCAAGCTCCAGCGCTAGGCGGTGGGCGTATTTGATGGCAACGTCGTTCATGGGTTCAACATGTGCTCGGTCCTCGCGTCCTACCTCGTAGCAATCCCGCCCGTATTTATCCATTTGCAGGTGTGTGAAATAGTGATTGAAACCATGCGCGTTTCGCAATACTTTTAGACCTTCAGGGATCGCCGGTAATAAGCTAGTCATATTGACCCTCACATTCACAATTAAAGTTGTAGCAAGTCATGCAGTAGCCAGCTTCCAGCATTTGTAATCGGCAGGCATGGCGCAGCTTGCGGTAGGAGTCGATCTTTAATAGCTCGTCGTCTTTGGGGATGTTGGCATCAACGAGCCGCGCAAAGTTATCAAACAGATCGTTGTGCTTGGTCCAGACCGTGTTTAGCGTTTCATGGCCGCGAGTGACTTCTGCTGTTAGCTGGTCAATCCTTGTCTGCTGTTCTGCGATTACTCGCTCTAGTGCTTGGCTCATTCCGTCCTCCATAGCACCACCTTGGGTGCGGGTTGATATTTGTCGCCGTTGGTGCAGTCAATCTCATTGATGCACTCCAAGTCTCTGAAGTAGTGGCAAGTCCGGCAGTCGGGCTGCGCGTTATTCAGCGCAGACTCCAACCTCAGTATGTGAGCGTGTTGCAGCCACAATTGTTCTGCGGCCATTACCTCAAGGCGTGTCGGCTCGGGGAACCCCTCGACTGGCTCTAGCAGTTCCTTAGCTATTGACAATGCGTCCGTGGGTTGTGTGTCAGTACCCTTCATGTCCGCTCCTTTGCGGTCTTGAAGTAATCTGGTATATCGCTAAACACAGCTTTAAGTGCGCTCCGAGCAACCTCTGGATTTGTCAGAGTGCCTGATGGCGGCTGTTCTTCCATAATCCTCACCGGCTTGGCTGGTTGCGCCAGTGCTGCGCGTATCTGGAAAACATGGTGGTTGATAGTGCTGGTGCTGTAAGTCACCTGTCCATCAGTCGATGACTGCTCTGCATGAACGTAGTCGGACAGTGCTTTACAAGCCTCGATTAACTGCGCAGTCTCTTGCGTGATGTAGTTCATACGCCCTCCATAAGTCGTAGTATTTTTGATTCCGCATGAAGCAAGGGTTTGTCAAAGTCCCAGTTAATGCACTCGTCGGAGCACACCTTCGCCGCAGCTTCCAGCGCATCTCTCACAGCTTGCTTTAGCTGCGCTTCGGTGTGATAAGGGTTGTGCTGTAGGCTTCCGTCAATCAGCACCGTTGTGTAGTAAAGCGTCTCAGGTAGCTTCATACGCTGCCTCCGACTTCTCCAGCGCCATACGTGCGTCTATGGCTTGATCCAAAACTTCTTCCATCATCAACTCGCAGTTATTTGAGTCGCCGTAGAGGATATAGCTGTCGTTGTTGCAGGTACGCAGCCACCGATAACGCAGAGCATCAGCCCTGAGCGCTTCGACTTCAGCCTCAAGTGCTGCAATCTCATGCCCGTACTTCTGCTGCAGCGCTATGCGGTCTTCACAAACTTCGGTGTACCGCTTGTGCCACAGCGCTGCGCTTTCTTTTAGCGATTCGACTTCATCAGCGTGCGCCGTGACTGCGGCTTCCAGTGCGTCACGATATTCATCCGACGCTTGAAAGTTCGTTGCGCTTGCTTGGCGCATCTTGTCTGCCAGCGCCATCACTAAGTCAACTTGGCTCACTTTAATAACTCCTGTCGGGCGTGTGTAATTCTTGAATGCGCAACTTCAATCAAAAGTCGATACTCCAAGTGCGTCCGCTGGTCGTGCTTTGATTCCGAAGCTGTCAGAAATTCATCAACGGTTCCACGAAAGCAGCCGCGCGTAACTTCCATCGTGTTGTCTTTGGTGTTGTAGACAGTAAGCGTTCCGTTTTCTGATCCGACTTTAGAAGCCCAGAAAATAAGTCCGTCTCCGTACACCTGAGCGTTGCCGGACACCTGAGCGTTGCCGGACACCTGAGC